GATGATTATTATTTATCCGTTTCTTCAAGCAGTTCTGGCACGAATGATACGGTATTTATGTTTGATACCTTCAATATGGCATGGACAAAGTTTAGCGGTATAAATTCAAACGCTTGGACAGTATTTAATGATGGGACAGGGAAGGATAAAATACTTTTTGGGAACTATCATGGAACAATTTTAAAATATCCTGAAGGAGATAACGATAATGGTTCTGCGATAGACGCATATTATATTACGAAACAATTTAGTTATCCTGAACTTGGCCCTGCTAAAGACTGGAAGACATTGCGGGTTTATGCGGCACAGGAGGCAACTGATTATAATCTGACCGTAATTACTTATAAAGATTTTGAGACAACAGGCACAGAAACTTCTATAGATTTAAAATCAACTACTGGAGGAAGTTATGGAACCGCTGTATATGGGACAGATGTATATGGTGGCGAAAGCATAAATATAAGTAGAATCGAAGTAAACCTTGACGCGGATTTTTATAAAATAAAATTTTCAAATTCAAATGCTGACCAACCATTTGAAGTATATGGGTATCAAATGTATGTGGAAAAAACTGAAGGCAACATTTAGTCTTATAATATTATTCATAACCATAAATAGTTATGCTGGGACTATTCCAGCTCCGCCTCCATTGCCAAATGAAACAGTAGTAGAACAAGATTATTTTCAGAAGATATATGAGAATATGAATGTATGGGATATAGTAACTTCTGCTCCTGATGGTTCACTGAAAGGCATAAAAGGACAGCCAGTTTTATATAATAATTCAGGAACTTTTACTTTATGGGTTAATGTAGATGGAAATACAGACTGGCAACAAATATGAGGTAACTATGAAAATGCTCCTGTTCTTAATCTTTTTATCAATAACCGTAAATTTATATGCTGTGCCAGATAATACAATGACTATACCGACTGTTTCAGATGGAGATACAATCGAGGCAAGCGAACATAATACCGCAAGAAATACCATATCTTCAACCTATAATGCACATTCCCATAGTGATATAACAAGTCTTTCAAATTTAGGAACAGTGGGAACATTGTCAACTGGCGTATGGAATGGAACTGTTATAACTGCGACTTATGGTGGAACAGGCGCGGCCACTTTAACTGATGGCGGAATACTGCTTGGTTCGGGAACTGGAGCAATAACAGCGATGAGCGTTTTAGCAGATGGAGAAATGATAGTGGGAGATGGGACAACCGATCCAGTAGCTGAAAGCGGGGCAACATTAAGAACTTCCATAGGTGTAGCGATAGGAACCGATGTCCAAGCGTATGACGCTCAACTTGCTGATTTAGCGGATGGGACTTTAAGCGGAAGTTCAACTGTTAATGTAGGGACTGCCGCAACAGGAGTTTTACCAGTAGCTAATGGCGGAACTGGTTCTACAAGCGGAATGTCTCAATTATTCACTTCTGATGGTAATTTTACTGTTCCTGCTGGCGTAACTACCGTATATATCACTATGGTAGGTGGTGGGGGTGGCGGTGGAAAAGCGGGTAATTCTTCAGGTGGGTGCGGCGGGGCAGGTGGCGGTGGACAAGCTATTATAAAATATCCATATACTGTAACAGCAGAAGCGACATATGCAGTAGATGTAGGTGCAGCTGGCACAGCGGGAACAGGTGGAAATGGTGGCGCAGGAGCAAATAGCACTTTTGACACTACGGGAGTGGTAGCTTTAGGCGGAAATTATGGCGCGGCAGGTTCAGGACTAACTCCTGGGGCTTCTGGCGCAGTAAGCAGTTCTTTAACTGGAAGTAGAGGTGCTACTGTAGGAGGGAAAGGCGTAGGAGGCGGAGCTGGAGGAACTAATGATGGGAATACTGCTGCTTCAGGAGGAGGGTCAGTATTTGGGATAGGAGGGGCTGGCGGGGACCAAGGAGGTAACGGTTCTGCCCCAGCATCAGGTTATGGAGGTGGCGGGGGAGGAGGTTCTCCAACTACAGGAAATGGTGGAGCAGGAAAAATAGGGTTTGTGTTAGTGGAGTGGTAAAAATGCCTATTACATCTAAAATCATAATTCGTAAAGCCAATATATTAGATAAAGAGGATATAAAAATCCTGATAGATAAATTCTACGAGGAAAGCCTTAAAGATTTAGGGATGAAATTCACTGATTATACAATAGATAAGACCATAGATAACTTTATAAATAATCATATAGTAATTTTAGCACAGGAAGGTGAAAAAATAATCGGAATTATAGGTGGCATGCTTTCACCGAGTATTTTTGATGAGAATGAAATAATTATCCAAGAAGCAATGTGGTATGTAGAGCCAGAATATCGTAAAGGGACATTAGGGACTGATTTACTTTTATTATTCGAGGAAATAGCAAAAGAACTGGGAATAAATCATATAGTTATGGTATGTATGGGAAATTTGAATTTTGAAATACTGAATAGATTTTATGTTAAAAACGGATATAAATTATTAGAAAACCAATTTATAAAAACGATAGGAGTTTAATATGGCAGTAGCAACCACAACAGCAATTTTAGGAGCCGCCGCAATAGGAGCAGCAGGAGCAGTAGCGAGTGCTTCCATAGCTTCATCTGCTCAAAAGAAAGCTCAATCAGAAGCAGAGCAATTTGCAAGGGAACAGCAACAGGCGGCGGATGAGAATGCCCGAAGATTAGAGGAAAAATACGGCTTATCCACAGGGGAACTTGCAAGGGAATGGTCATTAACTGGCGTTCCTGAAGGGGAAACCATGCCGACTTCCTATGCTGGAAGCGAAGAGGCTAAACAACTTGCCATGCTCAGGGAAAGAGCAGGGATGACCGGCGAAGAACTGCTGAAAGAAGCAGGCCCAGAAACAGAACGTCTTTATAATTTAATAGGAGAAAGATTAGGTATATCTGGCGAGGAACTATTCAGAAGGGAAGGGGAAACTGGAACTGCTTTGGCTGATCAGATTTTAATGGGAGCAAAAACTCCAGGCGGAACTTTTGAAAGCACATTATCACAGGAATTGGAACTTGCAAGGCAAATGGTAAATCAGGAAGCTAATAGAAGAGGTGTATTCGGCGGTCTTCCTGAAGGGGGGATAAGATTTGAGCAATTAGGTAGGGCTGCTATTGATTTGGCTGTAAAATCCGCTGAAGCTAAACAGGCCGCAAGACAACAAGATTTAGCCAATGCCATGACTGCTGTATCTAACTATGCTACTATGTCGGAAAAAGCAAGAGGAGAAAGCGCAACATTATCAAGTTCTGCTTTAAGCGAGCAGGAAAGGGCAAGAACAGAACTTGAGACATTCTTAAGTAATATGGAGACTTTATCTCAAAATGCAAAGCAAAGAACCGCGAATGTAGGGATAGGAGCTTCGCAATTAGCCCAGAATCAAAGAGGATTAACTACTGATGAAATCATGTCTTTATATGGCACAAAAGCGGGAGAAGCCGCGAAATCTAAATATTCTGCCCTTGAAAGTATAGGCAAAATCGGAGGGAATTTGATATCCAATCTACCAACAGAAACTAAAAAAACAGAGACCAATACCAAAACTCTTGGGTTAGAAGATTTATTAAAAACACCAGACTTTTACAATACAAAATTAAGATTATCCAATTTAACAGGTTCATCTATGACATAAAGAGGTGAAAAATGGGCGGATTTTCAAGAGGCTTTGAACAAGGGGAAAATGTAGCAAAAAATCCTTTCGCAGTTTTGCTTGATAGTATAGGCGAAGGGATAGCTCGGAGGCGCGCAGAAGATAAAAAAAGGGCTGACGAAGAAAACGCATTAAGACAGGAGATTATCAAATTAGGCGTAAAGGATACTTATGACAAGGCGTTGCAAAAAGAGAAGATATTAAGTGAAGGATTGATAAAAGGCGATATAGAAGAAACCACAGACATAGGAGAAGGAACTTTTGAGGGAACACCATTTGGAGCAGTAGGAAAAAGATATAAAAGAGGAATAAATTCTGAAAGTGAACTAAAATCAACAGAACTTAAATTGAAGAAAAAACAACTTGAGGAACTTGAAAGTTATGGCGGAACAGGAAATATAAAAAAGGAAACCAATGATTTATATAATAAATTAGACATACCTGAAGATGAAAGAGAAGATTATCAAGTTAAAGTAGATACAGAAAGCATTAGAGGTATAAAAACTCAAAAATTAGGATTAGAAAGGAAACAAAGGTTACCTGCTTCCGAATTGGCAGATATAGGAAGAATAAGAGATGGAAATAAAATACTTAATGATATAAAAGTAACACTTGAAAACTTTGGGCTTCAAATGGGACCTGGTTTTTCAACAAGACCAGGTGCTATAGCTGATTTATTGGCTCAATCTAAAGGTGCAAACTTTTCCGCATTAAAAGCTAAGATAGGCAGAGCTTTTCAGAAATATAGAAAAGCTGTTACAGGCGTAGCGGCTGGATATCCTGAACTTAATATGTTAGCCCCTAATTATATAAAAGCTACCGATACAAATGATGTTTTAATTCAAAAAGCATTAGACATTTTAAAAGAAGGACAGGATAACGAGGAAATATTGTTAGATACTTTTAGTAAGGGTGGATATGCTGTAAGCCAACTTAGAAAAAAGTCAAATAAAAATATGTCTGAAAATAAAAAAACTATAACTTTGCCAAGCGGGAAGAAATCTTCTGCACAAGATCAGAATGAAAATCTTGTATCTCAATATATGCAGAAATATCCTAATCGTTCAAGAGAAGAAGTAATAAATGCTATGAAAAAACAAGGATTACTATAATGGAACTTAAAGAATTGCAATTTGAGGATTTACCAGAACTTAAATTTGAAGAAACTCAGTCTAAAACTTCTTCAAATAGAATTGCTGAATTTTTTACAGGCGGGATTAAAAAGGCAGGGAGTATATTGCCAGGTCAGGAACATGACCCTGTCCGTAAAGCTCTTGAACTGGAAAAAAAATGGCAGGAATTCTTAGGCACAAAGCCAGAAAGACCATATCCTCTTAATGTGGCGACTGAATTTTTAAAAGGAACTGAACTTCTAAAACCTTCTACTTATATTACTAATATGTTATTAGGTTATGGTGCAGGGAAAGTAGTAGCACAGACTCCATTCATAAGGAAAGGATTAGAAAAATATACACCGACTTTATCAGAAAAATTATTGGAATTTTTACCTGAAAAGACTAAAGTGCCTACATCTAATCCTATCGTCAATATATCTAATAATATAAAAAATATAACTAAACCTGCTAAATTTGCAGGTAAAGTAAGGCAATCATTTTTTGATGCAAAAAAAATAGCAGGGCAAGAATTTGAACAAGGATTGCAACAACAGGCATTACTAAATCCTGATAGAAGAATAAACTTACGGTCACTTTTTGAAGATTTTAAAATGTATCAAGATGATATAGTGAATAATCCAGGTATGAAATCAGAAGTAAAGGGAATAATAAGAAAAACAAAAAGAGCAGATTTGCAGGCAATGATAGATAATCCAGCACTTGCTGAAAATTTAACTTTAAGGCAAGTTCAAGATATTAAAAATGCCATAAATCAAGCTCCTTCCATAGCAAAGAAAGCGGGAAATAAATTTGCTAATTGGACAAGTGGCGAGGGTGAACTTTTGGATTTAGTAGATGAAATAAGACTTGCAGAACTTGAAAATTTTCCAGGTATGGAAAATGTATTTAGTAAATATGCTGATAAGATGGGTCAATATCGTCTTATCAAAAATAAATTCAAGGAAGGTAGTCTTATTAGAAATTTAAAGACAGGATTTGGCGACCCAGAGATAAAAGAGATGGTAAAAGTTTATTTTAAAGATAATCCACAGATAATAAAAGAAATGGGTGGATATGAAAAAACTTTAAAATTTCTTAAATGGGTTGGATTAGGGGCTGGATTAGATTATTTAAGAAGGTTACTTAAAGGACAACCATAACCATAAACCTATAAATATAAGCATAATATCTATTATTATCATACACTAAAACTATACCATATAACCTAAAATAGTCAAGGAGGATGATAGATGGGTAAAACCAATAAGGTAAATATCATAGCAGGACTTCATAAGGTATTTAACTATGAGTCAATTGCTGTATCAACTACCATCGTTAGCTTAACTGCTTCAAAATATACAGATACCGACGGTGATATGGCTAAAAGATGTGTTATAAAAGTGGAAAATGGACAACTCCGCTACCGTATGGATGGCGAAAATCCCACCACGACTGAAGGGATGTTATTAAATCCTATGGATATTCTTGTTATACTTGGAACGCAGAATATAGAGAATTTTAGGGCTATAAGAAAGACATCAACTGACAGCAAGATATTCGTTCAATATGAAATATAAAATCTTATTAACTATCCTATTACTTTTTATCACTTTCAATGTAAACGCCGATCCACAGGGAAAAGGAGTAGTTTCTATTATAGAAGAAGATAACTCTCCAGAAACTTATCCCTGGCAATTAAAGGTAACTAACGGATCTCTTACTGATAATGGGGACGGGACTGTAAGCTTAACTGTGGGCGGTTCCGAAGCCGACACCCTTGATACTGTCTGCGACAGGGGAGCGACGACAAATCAATCTATTACCATTAACGATAACGACGGTGACGATAATGAAAACATGCTTACAATCGGGGACTCTAATGATTTGGATAATGCTATAATATGGGGTAATGTCGGAATAGGTCTTACTAATCCGAGTGTGTCTTTAGAAGCTACTGGTTCTGCAATAATAGGCGGTTCCACATCAGGTGAAAGTTCAATAGATAAAGGTCTCGTGGTGAATGAAAGTGGAGGCAGTACTGCTACTGATGATTTTAGGGCAGAAAGTAATCTTAACGCCAATGCTTTCTTGGTAGATGCTTCAGCAGAACAGGTGAATATTGGAATTGATTTGGCAGTAGATACAAGTGATTTATTCATAGATGTATCAGAGGGTAATGTGGGAATAGGAGTAACTACGCCTGTCAATAAATTAGACATCGAGGGAAGTTGTGCTATAGGGGTTACCTATTCTGGGACTAATACAGCCACTTCCAATGGTTTGATAGTTCAGGGTAATGTTGGTCTTGGCATAACTAATCCAGTTCATCCTCTAAGTGTTGTAGGAAATTCTTATTTTAATGGTAATGTGGGAATTGGAGATACAAGCCCTGCTACAGCCATAGAAACTTCTGGAACAGTTACAGCTGAACATTTTGCCTCTACTGACGACGCCGATATAACCGATAACCTCACCGCAGGGGATATTATTATTGACGAAGCAGATGGGGTATTGAGTTTTACAGGGGCGACATCAGCTACTATACTTTGCCCTACAGCAGGTAATATAAATATAACTCCAAATATGGATTTTAATGGGGGAATAAGATACGCTCAAGATACTTCAATAGGTTTTGGAAAGGGTGCTGTAGGATTAAGCCAGATATTTTCTATGGCTATGCTTACAAATTATACTGCTGATAGTTTATGGACAATGATAGTAACCCCAGATGCAAATGTTTCCTCATGTTGGATATATGGTAAAACTGCGGCCTATGGTTGCACTGACCATGATAATTATGTCTCTCCTACTTTTGTCTTTGCCAATGAAAATGGAGCTGACTCATATGATTATGCAGGTGTGGTATTGGGCGAGAGGACTCAATCAAATGTGGCGACAACGCATTACTTTGACATACTTGCTATGACTGGTTCTCTTGATGGCTCGGTAGATGCCACGACTACTGAAGTAGGGGCCATGTTTAGGACTGGCGACTCAGGAACAGCCACCTCTGGACATTCTTTATCAAGCGGAGACTGGCTCTTTGAGGACGATATTGAAGTAAATGGAAGTGCTTATTTTGACGCAGGAGTAACAATTGCCGACCACATACGAGCTTCCACATCTATCTACAGAAGATATTATCATCTAAATATAGCTGGAATAGCTCCAGGTTCTTCAGGAGCCACATGGACAGAGGCAGGGGCAAATAATCTTGCTGGATGGCAATTAAATTCTGCCACAGAACTATTAAATTTTGATAGTGATGTTCATTCTGATTGGGATGGAACAAGTGATTTTACGGTAGAAATATACTTTCAATTACTTAGTGCTGGGAGCAATGGTGATACTGTAGATTTGAAATTGATAACCTATTATATGGCGGTAGGGGACTCTATAGTGAAAACTCAAACACTTGCAGATGTGGTAACGACTACAGATGGAACTCAATATAAAATGTATAAGGCAACGTTTACTGTTCCATGGGACGCGGCAAATGATATAGAAACGGGCGATAGGTTAAGTTTTACTCTTAACCTTGAGACAGATACAAGCGAAATAGATAATATACTTGTAGCAAATGGAAGTATTGTTTATAGCACAACTCATATAGGAATAGAAGATGGAGACACATAAGGAGAAAAAATGAGATATATATTATTATTCATTCTACTATTACCGATTAATTGTTTCGCGCAGAGTTATACGAAAATTAATAACAACACTTATAAGAAAAAGATTACCATTATCGAGACTATAAATAAGACGGCTTTACAGAATGATATTAAAGAGCTTGAACAGAAGATAATTTCCTGTGAAAATGAAATAATTCCGATACCGGATAATATAGACGATAGAATTATAACTCTCATAAACCAGAGGAATGAGTTTACTATTGGGGAAAAGTTAATGTTTAAGGAAGAACTTAAAGAGAAGTTAGAATTACTTGATAATTTAAAATGAAGAAATTATTTATAATATTAATGGTACTTTTTTCTGTGAATACTTTATATGGTGCGATAACGGTTAATACAATAGACAAACCATACCTTTGGGTAGAGGCAACAACGGGTGGAAGTTTATCTGCAGCTACTTACTATTTTATTGGATTTGAAGCATTTGAATCAACAAATGGTCCGTATTATGGATATTGTCCTGGGCAGGTTTCTGACCAAGTATCCGTTACAACTGACGCAACAAATAATAACATTAAAATGGAAATATACCAACAAGGAGGCAGTGTAACCGCTTATGCTGATACTGGTGATTCAACACATGTTACGGTTACAACTTCTGTGGCCCATGGTAAATCTAATGGAGATACGGTATATTTGCGAGGCACAACAAATTATACTGGATACTATACAATATCAAGTGTGACATCGAACACTTTTGATATTGTAGCTACATGGGTTTCTGATGATGGGGCAAGTAAGTGGTTTTCTAATACTGGAACTACCACAAAACCAACCAGTTATCCACATACAGTAGCATTTTTCTTTAAGTGGGATTATTATTCAATGCTTCGTGGCGATGGAACTCCTTTTCAATGGCTCAATACGAATGATACTGCGGCAGGAGGAGGCGTAGGAATTACAAATGAATGGGTAGGCACATCAACAAATCACTCAACTTATGGACATACTCGCTGGGGTGGTTCGTATTATTATGTAGGATATCCGTCTACTTCATGGTCAACATCGAGTGCTGGGACTGGAAGTTATAAATATAGATATTTATCTGCTGTTTCTATTACATCTTCTCAAGTTCAATGGAATACTACAAATTTATATGAAAGAAGTGATACAACTTCCAATTCAGTTAATGGTCTTATGGCGCATCCACAAATTTCAATGAGAAAATATACTGATAGTGCTGGGACAATTAAAGGCTATGCCCTACCTGATGGAATGAGTGATACTGCTTCGGCGATTTTAATTTTTATTGACAATTCAGACTATAATAATAATTGGCGTGATTTAATAACTGCCCTTAAATCAGCGAATGTTATTGGTGGTTCGGCAATTATATCTTATGATGCAAAACTTGCTGGAACTTCTGCTGATGAAACCAAGAACAATTTTTTAGCATTTAGAGGATTGATTATAGTTCAAAATGCGACTTTCACTACGCAACCAGTATGGTATTTTAAAACGATAGAAATGTTTCATAGTCGAATAACTTGTGGTTCAACAACAGACCAATCTAAAATGCTTAAACTTTCTGGTTGTTTGGTCTCAAACTTTGCATTAGCACAGAGTTTCTGGGAACAGCCAACGGTTTCCGTAGAAGATACCAGATGGATGTCAGATGCTGCATTAATTCTTGATAATTTTTATGCCGTTAATTTTACTCCATCTTGCACAAATGGTACAATGACTGCATATACCTCAAAAGATGGTTGGACATTTGCTCAAAAAAGAAGTGCAACTACAGGATTTGTTCAGCAATTAAGAGGTGCGGCGGACGCATCTTATAACCGCAATATAAAGTATATCGGATTTAATTGTTACATAGAAGTTCAATCTGCGGCATTAAGAACATGGGAACTTACTAATATAGAATTTACTAATATTTATTCAGATGTTGTACATGATAGTTCTGGAGCTTATAAAAATTGTGATATTGAATTTTCCCCAAACGTAAATACGAATGGTCTCACAGTATACAGGACAGTAAATTGTTATAATGTAACTTCATCTGAAAGGTCCAATGGACTTGTAAGAGTTGCTTTTTGTCTTTTATCAGCTGGACCTCTTTATAATACTGACTCAGTTATGATTTTTAATTTTTTTAATCCAATAAACTTAAAGGTAACTGATGTAGATGGAAACGCAATAGAGAATGCAACTGTAACCATACAAAACAGCAAAGAGGTGCCCAGTGTTTATACCGACACAACTGACTCAAGTGGAGATATAGATGCTCAGAATGTTCTTTGTTATACAGTAGAATATAGTCCAAACGATGAAGATAGTTATGCTTCCAGTTCATCTGGGAATACGTATAAATTTTATTCAAAGACGACCGTATTTAATGACTTGACTCTTACAATAGATAAAGATGGATATGAAACTTACAATGGGGTATTAAGTGATGTATTGGCTGAAAAGAATCTGACTATAGCGTTGACCTCTAAAAATTATAAGAATAGGATTTATGATTCAGTATTATATGATGCGACAATAAACTAATATGGATAGAGTAACATGGTTAATATAATTATTACTTTAATATTTGTAATATTATTGGCAAGTTTAATGGCATGGCTATACAAAATATTATTTAATGAGATATTTGATAGTAAAATGTCAATATATGATTGCAGAACTATGCAAATGAGGCACAATGACTTAATCGCTGATTTTAAAAAACATGTGGATATGAAGATAGATTTAATTGAAGTCAAGCTTGAGAAGATAATCTTATTATGCAAATCGCAGAAATAGCTACTTGGTTAGCGTGTCTTGGGGCTTTTGGCTGGGCATGGAGGATATACTGTGTCTGTGAGGATAAACTGCGCAGGAAAGTAGATATAGATATGTGCAAGACTATCCATGCCAATATTGACAAGCGATTTGAGGATTTAAAAAGCCATATTAATGATAGGTTTAATGCGATAGATAAACGACTTGACGATTTGCATGAAATTCTAATGAAAAAATGAATATACTCAAATGTATCTGGTGTGCGTTTTACCTTTTTTGCAGGGATAGGATTTTTAAGAAATGCGCCATGAAAGACGAAATTACCGACGCAGACAGGGAATTATACAGGCAGGGTTAAATCGGGCAGGACAAAGGGTGATAAAAGGGAGTAGGGAAAAACGCTTGACGGAGTGGCTGATAATTCCGAACGCTCTCAATTAACTGACTCTTTCCAAGCGGGGAGTTTATAAGAGAGTTACAAGCGCCCGAAACGCCCTGTTTAACTAACAACCGCCATCGATAGTTAAACTTACTGCCCTAAAATATATGCGCTGTCCCAAATGCAAGCGGACAATGAACTGCGAATGGACTTTAGAGTATAAAATACTTAAATGTAAAGACTGCGGATATAGGACAATGACAGATTACGCTGGGAAAGAATTGGACACCAAAACACGGCTTATGCTTGAGGACATATACAATGAGGGTAATTAAATGGATAAAGAATTATTACAGATAATAGCCATTGGAACAAGTGTAATATTATTTATGCTTGGCGGTTATAAATGGAAGTGGTTAAGAAGATACTTGCTTCCTTTTACTTTAGGCGTAATATCGGTATTGGGCGGATATAATGTATTAAAGGCGTCTTTAATGACGATATGTTTAAGCATATCTCTACACCTTCCTTATGGAGAAAAAACGCCTTACTGGATTAAGGCGTTGACTTTCATAGCGATATTCGGCTCTACCTTGTGGCTTGGTTTTACATACTGGCAGATTATAGGAGCGGTATTAGCATTGGTATTATTTAAAATATCAAATACCAAATGGGGGGAAAATATCGTATTCTGGAAAGCTTGGGAAGCAATAACTGGTGGTCTGATAGGCATAACTATATCAAACTTAATAGGGAGGTGATTTTATGTGGAAATGTAAAGGTAAAAAGAAAGGAAGGAAATAATGGATTATTCGGAACTGATAAAACAAATAAGGGAGGCGGAACTTGCTTTAATAAAAGAGTGGTCTAAAGCAAGAACGATATTTACAGCTATGTTTTATATATCATTTATCTGCCTTATATTGAAACAGATAAAAGTTCCGCCAGAACTTAATACTATAATATCAACATTGTTCGGATATTGGTTCGGACAAAAACAATCACAGGGGGGTAGCAAATGAAGAAGATACTTTGTATCGCAGTAATGTTATTGTTAGTGGCAGGCGTGGCACAAGCAAGCATACTGGATAAGGTCGTAGATTATGTGAAGGAACGTCCCATGAAGTCGGGAATTTCCTATGAGGTATTAGACCACGAAATCCTTGCTTCCGTAGGGACAGCTATCGTTCAAGACGCTTTTATCACAGGCGTAGACATAGACCTGCTTGTATCTGATACCGATAACGAGGTATTTGCAAGCGATAATAAGATAGTGTCTTTAGGGTTAAGCTATAACCTTAATATGACAGCGAATACCAAATTATCCATTGGCGGCGGATTTGGAACAAAAAGAATAGAAGATTTAAGGGATTTCGGCGAGAGTAAGACGCTTATATCAGCGTTACTAAAGTATAAATTCTAACTATAAGGCAGTTATATGGTAACTTCTGCCAAATAACTTATGTTATATATAACAGGGAAGAAAACAAATAACTGCCTTATTAGTATTGTTTAATAATGCACCTATGTCTTTTATGCGCTTTAAATTGTTTTCCTGCAATGCACTTATGGGTAACATTTTATCACCATATACTATATCCGTATTACATACATATCCCTTACGAACACCATTGTTTGATAGGGGTATTGGTGGATATGATAAATATAGGTTGAGGGTTATCCTCGGCGGGTGCCGTTAAAACCCCATATATGTATATATTCAGCATACTATTTATAATAGGGCTGATATTCTTATTGTGGTATCTGGTGTTTAAAACAGGCGGCGGGAGCGGGATAAGCATATCGTGAATATCATACACAGATTATTATGCCTCTTAAATAAACACAAATGGATAGATATACCTGAACATAACCCCTATACTCTTTGCGTATGGTGCGATAAAAGAAAATACCCCGAAGGGGATTTTTTAAAAGGTAAGGGGGATTGGAGGTAAATATGGGCTGGGGAAATGCTGTTGATAAGGTAGCTGGGATATTAGACGGGCTTTTTGGGTTATCGCCTGAACAAAAGAAGATAAAGCTCAAAAATAAGATAGATAAACTTGAAAGGGAAAAAAATGAATTACAGAAAAAACCTGCGAGTGTGGATATTGCTATTAAGTGTGAGCGTATTGATAATGACTGCAATATCCTGCGTAAGGAACTCAGGAACCTCTAAGCCGAAAGCCTACCCTAAAATCTGGTGGGGAGATAAAGAGGCGATAAGGAGTTTTCTTAACGAAACGCCTTATATGGATTTTGTGATCCACACAAAGGATTATGTAGAATAGTTAAGGTTTCCATAAAAAAACAGCCATTTTACCCCAAAAACCTTATCTAAGCACTTCTACCTATTTTTCAATAAAAAAATACCTATTTGAAGAAAAGGGCTTGACAAAAAAAATCTATAGTGTATACTATTTATGTAGCCAGAAATCCGACGCTGGTTAAAAAATACGGAGACGAAATATGAGTAAATGCACCGGAGCAAAGTTTCAAAATAGCCAGATTTTTTTATGTCTAAAACGCCCTCGCTTCCAATGGTCGAAAGCTGGCAACCTCGCAAGAGGTCAAAAGACTTCGGTGCAACCAGAGGAAGCAGGGCTTTTTTTATTTACCTAACTTAAATTTTTGATTAGAAAGGGCTAATTTTATGGTTATACTAAAAAGCGATAGGTTAAAAAAGTGGTTAGATCTTACAGGGAAAAATCAGGAATGGATAGCAGAGGAAACCCACCTATCGCCAGGGTATATTTCGCAGGTTATGAATGGCGCGGCATGTAGCGGTGAAATGGTATCTTCGCTTTTAATGCTTACCAATTTTGAGTTTGAGAACTTGTTTGAAATAAAGGAGAATGGTATTATAGGGGAAAACAGCCCTAAAAATAACTATAAGAAATTTTATAAAAGAGTGGGCTAATTTTTTTAGCTTCCGAACCGCCTATAATGTATCTAACCTCAATTACAACAATAGTTTAGCATAGGTAAATTATAAGTTAAGTAAAAAGCTCACTTTTTGAAGTATAAGAAGTGGGCTTTTTTGTTTATAGGGGGTTCTAATGGCAGGCATTAAAGGTGCGTTGCAATATAAAATGTTCAAAGAAGGTAAAAGTTTAACAAGAAAAGGTGCTATGTTAGCCCATTGTTATGTGTGTAATGGCGAAGAAGATAGTGCTACGGATTGCATGGGAACTGACTGCCCTATGTATCAATATTTCCATTATCGCAATAAAACAAGGAAAAAAGACAGGGTAAATTATGAAAATGTCATTTAAAGGTCGCCATAATAGCTGTTTTGCCTTACCAAAAGCCCTAAATTTCAACGAACGCCTTAAAATGACCATATCTACCTTAATGCGTTGCCAACGCAAATTTAAGCCCAAAAGTGCCATTTTTAGCGTTTTAAGCATAAAATCTAAGGCATGGCGCAAGAATAGGTTTTTAAGCCAAAAATGCTATTCAGTTGTCTCTAAGCGCGCCATGCCTTTTGCCTATTGGGTTCGTAAATCAAGGGAAGCTAATTTAAGGAATTATGATAATCAATAAAGAATGTGTCCCTAAAGTAATAACAATAACTCATAAAGACCGCAAGAAAATGACTAAACAGATTAAAAAGATAGAGGAAAGAATGTTAAGAAAGTTTAATCTTAAAAGGAGGTGATACCATGCGAGCAATAGACAGGTTTTTTGACAATATAGAACTGTTTAAGATTATGAAATCCGAAGATTTTGACGAGGTAGATAGCTTGAAACTTATAGATGATGACGGCGTATTGTGTTTAATAGGAGAGGATCATATAGATTATCAAGAGGAACATGAGTCAAGTTTTGATAATTCAAGGGGGGAAATATGAATGATAAAATCGTAGAAAAAAAGGAAGCACCAAGCGAGTTAATAACTTTAGCCATAGAAAAAGGCACAGATTTAGACAAGTTAGAAAAATTGCTTGCATTAAAGGAAAGATGGGAAGCCAATGAAGCAAAAAAGGCATACCATCAAGCTATGTCCGAGTTTAAGGCTAACCCACCTAAGATTAATAAGGATAAAAAGGTCGGATATAAAACTGATAGAGGGCAAGTCGGATATTCTCACGCCTCTTTAGCCAATGTAACGGATAAGATTAATAAGGAATTAAGTAAATATGGATTAAGTGCCTCTTGGGTAACTAAACAAAATGGTGTAATTCTTGTTACCTGCAAAATCACTCACATAAAAGGTCATTCAGAAGAAACTACTTTGTCTGCTCCTGCGGATACAAGTGGAGCAAAAAACTCTATCCAGGCTATCGGCTCAACAATAACTTATTTGGAACGCTACACACTTTTAGCTCTGACAGGTCTTGCTACATTTGACCAGGATGATGATGGAAAAGCAAGCGAGATTGTTTATATAGATGAAAAAGAATTAAGTCAATTATTAAACATGATACACGACTCTGACACAAATAAAGTTAAATTCCTTTCCTTTATGAAGATTGATGATATTAAAAAGTTAGAAAAGAAGGACTTTCAACGAGCTATGGTTGCACTTGAAGCCAAAAAGAAAGCGAGCAAAAAATGAAAATAATAGATGTAGAACAAGGATCTCCTGAATGGTTTAAAGTTAAGGCAGGTATTCCAAGTGCGTCGGCTTTTGATATGATTATTACTTCTGATGGCAAACCTTCTAAACAGAGAGAAAAGTATATGTATAGTTTGGCAGGAGAGAAGATTAGTGGAGTATCAGAAGATGGCTTTAAGTCTTTCGCTATGGAAAAAGGGCTTGAGAAAGAGACAGAGGCAAGAGATTATTATGCAATGTTACATGAGAAAGATACTGTAATTAAAGCAGGATTTTGTCTTTCTGACAATGGACTATGGGGATGTTCACCTGATAGTTTTGTCAATGATATAGGCGGGCTTGAACTTAAATGCCCTTTAATTCATACTCACGTTGCATATTTATTACATAAGGACAAGTTTATCTCGGATTATTTTCAGCAAGTTCAAGGCTCTCTATTTGTAACGGGGTATAAATGGTGGGATTTGATGAGTTATTATCCAGGTTTAAAACCTTTAATAATAAAGGTAGAACCCGATAAAAAGTTTTTAAAGGCACTTGAAGTAGAGTTGACTTTATTCTGTGAGGAATTGGAAGAAATAACAAAAAAAATTAAATAGAAAGGAACTAATATGTATTATTGTTCTTATTGTGATATAGCTCACGAAGATAAAAATTGTCCATTATGTGAAGCAAAAAGTGAAATAGAAAAACTTAATAAAGAAATAGAAAATTTACAAAATCAGGAATAGGAGGATTTATGGCAAAAACAGAAATTATGGAAAATCAATTACAGGTAATAGTAAGAGAGTCGGGTCTTGAAACGACAAAGGCACAATATATCCTAACTAAATTTCAGGATTATTTTTCTATAGCTTCGGAATGGGAAATTAAGGCAAAAGCTATTAAGGTAACAAATGAAACCCAGATTGCCGAAATGGATATGGCAAGAGTCGGCAGATTATTCCTTAAAGAAAAGCGAGTAGCTATAGAAAAAGCCAGGAAAGAACTCAAAGAGCAAGCTCTTAGAGAGGGAAAAGCTATTGACGGTATAGCAAATGTCCTCAAGGCTTTAATTGAACCGATAGAAGATTACCTTGAGAAGCAAGAGAAGTTTGTAGAGTTAAAGAAAAAAGCCGAAGAAGATGCAAGGCGATTAGAGATAGAAAGGCGCATGGAAGAAGAACGCATTGCCAAAGAGAAAGCTGACGCAGAAGAAAAAGAGAGGCTTCGTATAGAAAATGAAAGACTAAGGAAAGAGGCAGAAGAGAAAGAAGCTAAAGCCAGGAAAGAAAGAGAAAAACAGGAGAAATTATTGGAAAAAGAAAGACAAGAAGCCAGGAAGAGACAAGAAGCTATAGAGGCTGAGGCAAGAGCGAAGCAAGAAAAACTTAAAAGGGAAACAGAAGCCAAGTTAAAAGTTGAACGTGAAAAACAAGAAGTTGAAAGAAAACTTGCCGAAGAAAAAGCTAAAAAAGAAAAGGCAAAGCGAGAAGTTGAACGGAAGGCCCAAGAAGAAAAATTGGCAGAGGAAAGGGAAAAAGCTGAAGCAGAGAAAAAAGCTATTGAAGAAAATGCAAGAGCGAAACTTGAAGTAGAACGCAGGGAAAAAGAACGGCTTGAAGAAATGCTTAAAAATCAGATATCTTGCCCTAAATGTGGGCATAAATTCCAATTAAAGGAGGAAAAATGATACTTGGTTCCGGTAATTTTCTAAAAACTTCGGAAGTTCAGAATGGGGATATTATAACATTCCGCGATGAGGGTTTGTGGGTTGAAAACACGAAATATAAATATCCCGACGGGAATAACAGGGTTGATTTTGTCATTAAGATTGAGATTAATGGCGAGGAAAAATCCATGAGGTTAAATAAGACCAATAGGGAGATAGTTCAAGCCGCCTATGGCAACGATACTTCAAAATGGCTTGGGAAAACCGCCAAAATAACAAAGGAAAAAATGCTTGTAGCTGGTAAAAAGCAGGATTGTATCTTATTAGAAATCGCTGGCGCAGTTCACGAGCCAGAAGAAAGCCCATTTTGACCCCTATATTCTCGGCTATAATCTCAAAGGGCAAGATAGTTATTGATAAGTTAGGTTTATTCAATGACTATCTTTATACCCTTGAAGGAAAGCAGGTTGATGTTACTATCCAAAAGCATAGAAGGTTACGGACTAATCCCCAGAATAACTGGTACTGGGCGTGTGTCGTGGGATTAACCGCAGAACACTTCGGCTATGAGCCGGAAGAAATGCACACAGCGTTTAAACTTATGTTTCTCCGTAAGCACGAAGAAGGAAAGCCCGAAACCGTAAAAAGCACGACTCAATTATCCACCATTGAATTTTCCGAATACATAGAAAAATGCAGGCAGTTTGCCTCGGAAGAAGGGGTTTATATACCTGATCCCGAAGAAGTCCTGCTGCCTAACGCCCCAAAAGAAGCCTCTCCGACAATAACCAAAGAAATGTTAGAAGAACTTTTGTCTTGGGCGGATAAACCGCCTATGACAAAAGAACGGATAATAGAACTGTCTATATCCAATTTCCACAAAGAACCTAAAGACTTAACGCAAGCGGAAGCTGAAGCGTTAGATAGTTTGATAGTAGCGGAGTTAATGCCATGATATTTACAAAAAAGGAGGGTATATGAAACTACTCATTATCGGCTTATCCGCTTTTATAGCGGTAGCGGTTACTTACGCAAATCTAAAATATGACGAGTGGAAAAACGACAAAAAGTATAAAGGAATAATTGAATAAAATGAAAGGGGGGGGAATTATGGCGATACAGGGTGAAGTAAATAAACAGTCGGAAGTTAGGAACGAAGTAGAACGCATGAAAAGATTATCCGAAGAAGCATGGCAAGCAACAAGTGAATTAGAGCAACGAATAGCAATAATATTGCGACCCGTAGCACCAGCAGCAGCAGAAAATTTAAAAAATAAAGTTAGTAATGTGCCTTTTTCTGTTGAACTTTTAGAAATAAATGAGAAATTAGGTGCGTTAATAATTTACATAAGAGATATAAAGAATAGATGTGAATTATAATCGGATAGGAGGAAACATGAAAAAGAAACCATTAGGGTTGGATTTTATATGGAATATCAGGTTACAGCTACGAGCAGAGAGCGATAAGCTACGAGCAGAGAGCGATAGGCTACGGGCAGAGGGAGATAAGCTATGGGCAGAGGGAAGTAAGCTACGAGCAGAGAGCGATAGGCTACGGGCAGAGGGAGATAAGCTATGGGCAGAGGGAAGTAAGCTATGGGCAGAGAGCGATAGGCTACGGGCAGAGGGAGATAAGCTACGGGCAGAGGGAAGTAAGCTATGGGCAGAGGGAAGTAAGCTATGGGCAGAGGGAAGTAAGCTACAGGCAGAGAGCGATAAGCTACGAGCAGAGAGCGATAAGCTACAGGCAGAGGGAGATAAGCTACAGGCAGAGGGAGATAAGCTATGGGCAGAGGGAAGTAAGCTACAGGCAGAGGGCGATAAGCTATGGGCAAAGGGCATATTAGAAGTTTATGGAAACATTAAACTTGAATGGAAATATGTAGACACAAAAAACGATTATGAGTGTCATCTGGAAACAGGAGAAGTTTTTAAACCATAGGAGGAAACATGGTTTATTGTGAAAGAGACGATTGCACTTAAGGAATAAAACAAGAATTAAAACAAACGCTCTAAATGGATAAAAAGTATAGCAGTAAAACGCAGAAAGAATTTGACCTGTTGATTAAAGATATAATTATCCTCACGAGAGAGATTATCAGGTTAGAGAAACTTGAATGGGAAGCGTTATTTTTAAGGCGGTTAAATAGAACGCTTGAGATATGCCCGCTATACAGGGTGAACTAATGATTTATACTGATTTTTTAAAAACTAAAAAACATAAAATCAATCCTATTGGAATTGATATTAAAAATAACGATATTCACTCAAAATTATTTCCATTCCAGAAAGATATTGTCAAATGGGCTGTAAAAAAAGGAAGATGCGCTGTTTTCCTTGATACGGGGCTTGGAAAGACTTTTGTTCAGTTAGAATGGGCAAAATTACTCGGAAAAACCATTCTTATCGTAGCCCCTTTATCTGTTGCCCGTCAGACTGTTAGAGAAGGGAAAAAGATAGATATTAATGTTTTATATGTTAGAGAACAGTCAGAAGTCAAAGAAGGTATAAATATTACTAATTATGAGATTATAGAAAAATTTGATGAGAAAACTTTTGATTGTGTAGTATTAGATGAAAGCAGTATCTTAAAATCTATTACAGGAAAAACAAGGCAGATTTTAATAGATAAATTTCAAGATGTAAAATATAGATTATGTTGCACCGCTACTCCTGCCCCAAATGATTATATTGAACTTGGTAATCATGCTGAATTTTTGGGGATATGTTCAAGGCAGGAAATGTTATCAATGTTTTTTATCAATGCTAACCTTGAACATACCTATGAGGTTAATGGGAAATTATATACTGAAAAGGGGAGCAATAAAGGTGGACAAGAATGGCGATTAAAACACCACGCAGAAGAAGCCTTTTTTGAATGGATGTCTAAATGGTCTATAACAATGATTAAGCCTTCTGATTTAGGTTATGATGACGAAAAATTTAAACTCCCAAAATTAAATCTTAATCCTATTTATGTAAAAACTGATTATATCCCTAAAGATAAGTTGTTTTTTGATGGACTTCATGGGATAGGAGACAGGGCTAATTTAAGAAATGATACTGCGGATAAAAAAATAGATGTTATTAAAAATCTTGTTTCTAAAAATGGTTCTCAATGGATAGTTTGGTGCGGGCTTGATGTTGAAAGTAACCTTGCAAGAGAGCATATAAAACAATCTATTGAAGTCAAAGGAACTGATGACAGTGAATCTAAGGCAAAAACATTTGAGGATTTTCAGGATAAAAAAATTAAGGTTATGGTTACAAAGCCAAAGATAGGCGGATATGGCATGAACTTCCAGAACGCCAATAATATGATTTTTTTCGGGCTTAATGATAGTTGGGAAACATATTACCAAGCAATAAGGCGTTGCTGGAGATTTGGACAGGATAAAGAAGTTAATGTCTATATAGTTTTATCCGAATTTGAAAGAGAAATTTTAGAGAATATAAAACGGAAAGACTTACAGGCAAGGAGGCTTAGGGAGAAAATGATAGAAAAATTAAAGGATCTGGAAAAAGGGGAATTAAAAGGGATAGAAATAGAAAAAAACGAATATAAAACAGATATTGTAAAGGGTAAGAGTTATACCGCAATATTAGGCGATAGTTGTGATGAACTTAAAAAGTTAAAAGATAACTCTATAGATTTAAGCGTATACTCCCCGCCTTTTATGGATTTATTTGTATATTCAAATTCAAATAGGGATATAGGTAATTGCAGAAACTCAGAAGAATTTTATAGTCATTATGAATTTATAGTTAGGGAGATTTTAAGGGTTACAAAGCAAGGCAGATTAAGTTGTGTCCATACTTCTGATATTCCAGCCATGGCAAATCGTGATGGGTATATAGGATTAAAGGATTTTCCAGGGGAAGTTTTAAGATTGCATGAAAGACTTGGCTGGATATTTGTAGGCAGAGCTTTTATACAGAAAAATCCACAAGCTCAGGCTATAAGGGTAAAATCAAAGTCTCTATTATTTGTCCAACTCAATAAAGATAGTTCTCATTCAAGGCCAGCGTTAGTTGACCAGATTTTAATATTTCGCAAAAAAGGCGATACAGAAATACCAATAACCCCTGTAAAAAATAAAGAAATGGATAACGAAATGTGGATTAAATGGGCTCATGGAATTTGGACAGATATAAATGAGTGTGATACTTTACAATTCTATCCTGCAAGGGATAAAGACGACGAAAAGCATGTCTGTCCTTTACAATTAGGAACAATAGAACGATGTATAAAATTATATTCAAATCCAGGTGAAACAATATTAAGTCCTTTTATGGGGATAGGAAGCGAAATATACCAAGCATTAAAATATAAGCGTAAAGGGATAGGTATTGAATTAAAACCAAGTTATTATAAAGTAGCTTGTCAAAATCTTAAAAAAGTAGAACAAGATACATTAAACGATTTATTCAAATAAGGCATAAGGTTACCTATGGAGATTGCCTATGGAGAAAAATTATACTTTTAACCAAAAACTTGTGGATAAGTTGAAAAGCTAAAACCTATAATTTTCCTTATGCCTAATTATTATGAACCCTAACACTATCCTAAAACTCTTTATCTATCAATATATTTTTATAGCAGTGTTATATTTTCTATTCAAGGATTATGCAAGGTGTATGTATTTTATAGGGGCAACCATTATCAGCATAGCAGTATTAATTATGAGGTGAAAATACATAAAAGGAGTTTATATGCCTTTAGGTAGAATTTTATTAAAAAGTATCTCAAAAAGCAGGAAGTTGGCTACTTTGAAATCTGACGGGGCAAGACTTTTATATACATGGCTTTTGCCTCATCTGAACATTAATGGTTGTTATGAGGCCGACCCATTACTATTAAGAAACCATGTTTTCAGTAGATTAGATAAAAGCGTAGAAGAAATATCGGAATATCTTAATGATATGGAAAGTGTAGGGTTAGTAATCAGATATAGTGCAAATGGGGATATTTTCCTGTATGTTCCAGATTTTGTGGAAAAACAGCCAAATTTAAGACCAGAAAGAGAAGGCAAAACACATATTCCCAAGCCAACTCCTAACCAACTCCGCAGTAACTCCGCAGTAACTCCCGCACAAGTTAAATTAAATAAAGTTAATATAAATAAAGACAGCCAACACCAGCCTTCGGCTGCCCTTAAAGCTATATTAGAACAAGTTAGTATATATATTAATATATATAGCTTAATAAACCGCCTTAAAAAAGAGTATAAAGCCAAAAAAACCATTGAACTATATATACCAGACGAGGTGTTAATTAAAGTAGGCGAGTGCTACCTTAAGAACAAAGATAGCATTAAAGAACCATGGCCTTGGTTTTGTAAAGCCATAGAGGAAGCGTGGAAAGAGCATAACGCTCTTGAACACCAGAAAGCTAATACAGGCAAGAGGGCTGGATATGCACCTGCGATTAAAGAAATGCTGGGGATTAAATGAGAAAGCCAAGTTACATAGAGAACTGGCAGGATAATAATAATAAAATAATAGTCCATGTGTGTTGCGACGAGGATATACATTCTGACAGCCAGCCATATATTGACGCTGGATATGATGTAAGACTTGTAGGAGAAAGCATTGGAGTAGAAAATTATCATCCTCCTGAAAATACTTATGGTATTATCGCTAATCCGCCTTGCACAGAATTTTCATTTGCTAAAAGCAACTCTAAATATCCAAGAGATGTTAAAAAGGGGATGCAGTGTGTTTATCATTGTTTACGTGTTATTTGGGAAGCTCAATATATTTTACCCACACCATTGGCGAAAAGAACTACGTTGCAATTTTGGATGTTAGAAAATCCTTATGGATTATTAAGGCGCTTTTTAGGTCATCCTGCTTTGATTTATAATCCATACGAATATGGAGACCTATACCAAAAGAAAACTTGCGTATGGGGGTTTTTTAACATGCCGAAGAAAAATCCGTGTAAAGAATATTCAAAAGACTATATTCATACAATATCCCCAATCGGGAAACCTTTAAAGAAATTTGATAAGCTATTAACAGAAGAAATTGCTCCTAACTTTTATGGAGCATTTGACAGAAGAAGAAGAAGAAGCATTTGTAGCCCTAAATTTGCTAAAGCATTTTTTGAGGCAAACAAATAAACATGAAAAATAATATATTTCGCAGTAAATACTACTTGCATAGCATTTGCATATAACAAGCAGTAAATACAAAGAGAAATTTTAAACTAAAAGGAGGCAGTTATGAACAATATAAAAAATTCTCATGGCACGAATGAGTCTTGTGGTGTAAATGGGTCTTATGGCACGAATGAGTCTTGTGGTGTAAATGGGTCTTATGGCGTGAATGAGTCTCGTGGCGTGAATTTGTCTCATGGCGTGAATAGGTCTCATGGCGTGAATTGGTCTCATGGCGTGAATTGGTCTCATGGCGTGAATTTGTCTGATGGCGTGAATTGGTCTCATGGTGTGAATTTGTCTTGTGGCGTGAATAGGTCTCATGGCGTGAATTGGTCTTGTGGCGTGAATAGGTCTCATGGCGTGAATTGGTCTTATGGAATACTAAATTGTTCTGGAGTAGATAGAGCAATATTTCTTGCAGATAAAAAAAGAAGTTTTAGTATTTTCGGAAAAAAGGTAAAAGAAGATAGATTTAATGAGGTTTGGAATGTTCTATTTTCTAAACTCAATGGCTGGTATCCGAGATTTAATAATGCGGTTTATCTTTATCAGAAATGTGGAAATGACTGGGAAAAAGTCAACGCAAGCGAGATTTGCGGAACATTAAAAAATTGGGATAAGCCCTATAAAGCATGGAAAGATATTCCAAAGGAAGCTCTTGAATATATACAGAATCTTCCTGAATTTGACGCAAAGATGTTCCAACGTATAACAGGGTTTGATATAGAAGTAAAAGAGGTTTCTTTGGTGGGCAGTGAGGTTGAAGTCAAAGTAAATGGGAAGATTTATAAGGCAAAGATTATAGAATAATGAGCCGCCCAATAAAACCATTAACAGTTAGAAGCATGAAGAAAAAGCTATGGAAGCTCTTTAGCCAGTTTATACGATTAAGAGACTGCCTAAAGACCACAGGAAGCCCGACTAAAGGCAGGTGTTATACCTGTGATAGAGTTTACGATTTTAAGGAACTTCAAGCAGGGCATTTTATCCCCGGCAGGACTAACTCCGTTTTATTTGACGAAATAGGCGTAAGGGTGCAATGTTATAGCTGTAATATGTATCGCGGCGGGGAGCAGTTATTGTTCCGCAGGAAATTAGTTAAAGAAATCGGCGAAGAAAAAGTAGAGTTTTTAGAAAACAAGCGTTTTCAGACAAAGCAATACAGATTAGGCGAATTATTAGCTATGTATGACTATTATAAACAGGAAATTGAAAATATGAGGAGGCGCTATGAAACTACCAAAATATGATAATAGTAAATATGTAAAAGATTATAAAAAAAGAAACCCTTTGAAAGCGATAATCGGCATGGTGGTTATAATTTTATGTATTGTCGGTATAGCGGTAAGTTTTCAAATGGGTTTTAAATTAGGAGAAAAATCCTCAGACTCCGCATGGCTTGAATATGCCGAGACAGTGGAAGCTGAACTCGCTAAAAATGAACCCAAATTCAGCGATAAAAAGTTAGATATTAAAGATTTGATAATGGATATGGGGAAGATACATAAATGAAAAACCTATTTTTGATTTGTTTATTATTTGTGATATGCGGGTGTTCAATTCCGATACATATCTCTTATGATAAGACGACTCAATATAAACCATTAGCAAAGCCTATTAAAAAAATAATCCGAAAGATAACCAGTAAAGACGTATTCATAAAGTCAATAATGATTGAATCCGACTCTTTAATACTCCCTTCAAAATTGACCGAATCAGAGGCTCTGGTTTTATGGGAAAACTATGAAAGGTCAGGTATTTCTGGATTTTACAATTTTTTGATTAAAACTGATTTATTTAATAGATTGGATAAAATATATCTGAAATTTGTAAAAAAGATAAAAGCCCGCTCAAAAATCCTTAAAAGGAAATCATATATCATTTATGTGGATAAAAACTAAACCTATCTATTTATTCTTTAGCATGGTATTTATACTTACATTTTTTACCTGTATTCGTTTAATCGTAAAATACTATTATTATTTGCAAAATACTCAAGGAAACTATAACCTTACTATGCTCCTTATGGATAAAGCACACATGATAAATCTGCCAAGTTATGTTACTGGCTGGCTTCATGGCTGGGTAGTTCTTATAATGATAGCCATAATTCTTAATAAATGAATAGAAGGGATTATTTTAATAAATATTACCAAGATCATATCAAAGTCTTTGACTCCGATAAAAGGCACAGGACAACGAGAATAAATAGAACCAGTATCTATTGGGTGAAATGCTATGAGTGCGAAGATAAAGATACCTGTTATAGACATGAAAGACATACCACCAAAACCTGCGAACAAGGCATAAAAATCGGCTATAAAAATTACTATATGGAACAATTAGAAAATAAGGCATATTCTAATCTTTCTTATAAATTAAATTTGAGGTGATAATGGGGTTAAACGATATACGGCTTCCTGCGGTAAAAGAGATCCACCTTGTATTTGATTATTTGTTTATCCGAAAGTGCTTAAAGAAAAGAAATATTGATATTGAGAGCTTAAACTGGCCGAAAGCTATAAGAGCCATGTATAGAGAGTGTGAAATTGCGGAAAATAAACTGCTTCATATGGAAAGCGTATGCCGAACAGCGCGGGAAACGAAAATCGCGCCTTTCAAGGCAAAGTTAGAAAAGGCGTTACTGCGATATACAGGAAAGGATTATGTTTAAAAATAGGGGATAACCGATTCATTAAAATAAAACCTTGACAAGCATAAAAAAATAATATATACTCTACCATAGAAGGTTTGAAATAGGAGTCGAAACAGATACCGGGGTTGACAATTTGTCGACGCTGGTTTTACTATTATTTAAATGATAGAATTAAAAAAAATATACTGCGTTGATTGTTATAATTTTAAGCGTAAAGGAAATATAGCACACTGCATAAAAAATTTAATCATTGAACCGGAGACTAATACTTCAAGATACTTTTTTATAGGCCAGCTTAATAAAGGCCTGAAAGAATTGGAAAAAGACACCTGCTCTGAATACATAGACATGAAGGACTAAATGATTAAAAGCAAGCTATCAAAACATACAAACATAAGCACAAAACACGCACAAATAAGGTATACATAAGTATCAAGGCACGTTGAGATCGTGCCTCTAATAGCGTTTAAACGCAAAATAAATCCATGAAAAAGCCAAAAAAAGTAGATTTAGAGCTTTTAAAGGAAAAAATAAGAATAATGAAGCCTGGCCGAAAGCTCTATAAAGCCCTTAAAACAGAATTAAAAGCATTAGGTTATTGGAAACAAAAAAGAAAGAAGGTTATAAAATGCCAAGAGGGAAACACCTTACAATAGACGAAAAGGCGGTTATAATAGCTAAAAGGGCTATGAAGAAATCATTTAGAACAATCGCCAGAGAGGTAAATCGTGATACGACTACTGTATTTACAGTGTGTAAAAATCAGAATAAAAATCCTACTGAAAGAAATACGATATTAAGCATAAGAGAAAAAGTCATTGCGGCGTTGAATGAAAAAGGGCTAAATGATATAGGTTACGCTGAAAAATGTATTGAGTTATTAAACTGCAAGAAATACCAACTATCTCCCGACGGTAGTTTAGATTTAGTGCCTGATAATCAAACACAGGCAAAAGTTTTGAATACTGTAAAAGACATTATGGGCTTAGACGCTCCACACCAAGAGGAGCGCAAGGTAACAATAGAGCTTTCTCCGTCTGAATACGACGAGATAATGATTATCCGCCGTCGGCACCAGCTGGATAAGTGAGATATATAGTCGGCTTTTGCGACCTATAAAGGGTATTTATGTTAACTTGTAATTTACTTATACTTACTTATTTTTACTTACAACATAATAGTATGGAGAGGATAATCTATATATAGTATAGGCATAACCACAATATATAGTATCAGGAGCGCAAGTTTAGGTTCGCGCCCTAAAGGAATACAAAACTACATTCCTTATTGAGTTATGATTTTCTCGTTATCTTACATATATTATGTTGTTGATTAGATTATACATGCTATTGTGATTATTATTCATATCATATGATTATGGATAATGGAGTGTGGTTAAGGGGTGTGGGGGAGGGGGATAAGCCCCTTCCTCCCCATTCATATACTTTTCAAACTTTTAACATTTTTTAGTATCTTTATCATTTTTTAAATATATATAAATTTTTGAAACTTTTAGGAGATTATATGGATGACATAGAAAAAAAAGAACCTAAAGATATTGTTATGACTATAAGAATACAACCTGACGGACAAATGGGGATAGACGCACCTGGAGACGGAAAGACCTATAATCTTCCGATATGTTTATGGATGCTGGAATTAGCCAAAGACCATATTAAATACTCTAATAAAATTGCCTTGCAGAATAAATTAGTAAAGCCGAATATGATGAATAGGGCAAGAGGGGCTTTCGGTGGACATTGATTTAATGCCTGCGGTAAGTTTTGTGGAAAGTTCCAATAACCCGAAGGCATTTAATAAGAAAAGTAAGGCGAGGGGGCTTTATCAGATAACGCCTATTGTCCTGAAGGAATGGAACAATTATAATCCTGATGAAAATTACGATAAAGAGGATTTATTTGATTCCGAAGTAAATACGAGGATAGCATCGTGGTATCTTAATGAAAGAATACCACAGATGCTCACTTATTATAAAAAGCCGATTAATCTCGATAATGTATTGACGAGTTACAACGCTGGGATTGATTATGTTGTAAAAGACAGGAAGCTTCCGAGTGAGACTGTTGATTATATCAGAAAAGTTAATTCATATCTGAAAGATAATTACGCCAAGAAGGGGCTTTTGGAACTATTGGGGGTAAGATGACAAAAGAGGAAATCATAGACAGGATTTATGAGGAGACTCTGGGGAATTTTGATAAGATATCAAGGATTGAACAGATAAAAATATACATAGAACTCTATGATAAAATTAAGGCAGGCGATAGAAAATAAGATTCTGGATTATGATTCAGCCATAGCAGAGGCGAAATCCGACAAGGTAGCCCTTGTGCTTTTGAGGGAGAAAAAAAGGTGGCTTTGCAAAAATGACCTTTTTTACCTGTGTTGTCTTACCAAAAACGACAAGATAAAAGAATTTGGCGATTATTACATGCCTTTCTGCGAAGAAGTGAGCCTGATGAACTGGCTTATTGTTAAAAAGGGCATACACACGCAAAACAGCGAAATGCTTAAGATAGAAGAAGTCACCGATAATCCTGATGAAGATTTGAAGTATCTTAAAAGGCTGTATCTTGCTCATAGGACATTCTATAAAACCACGATAATCAGTAAAGTCCATTCGCTTCAGCTGCTTCTTAACTTTCCGAATATACATATGGTTTTAGCCCATAATAAGCAGGAGAACGCCTCTGACAACCTTGTGGCAATCAAGAATTATTTCTTGACTACGGAAGTCGGCAAGCTTTTTCCAGAATACGTTCCGGAGACTAAAGACTGGGGAAATATGTCTGGCTTCAGCGTGGCAGTAAGGACTGACTGGGGCAGAACTGAAGAAAACATTGAGGCAATAGGGGTTGACACAGAAGTTACAGGAAGGCATTGGCAGGTGGCAAAGAAAAACGACTTGGTTACGGATAAATCAGTCACTACCGAAGACCAGATTAAAAAGACTCTTGAATGGGACGAGAGGTTTAACGTGGGGTTATTTGATAATCCGGAACTCCCTATACAGGATTATGAGGGAACGAGGTATCATTTCGCTGACCTTTATTCTACGAAGAAAAATGACCCGAACATAAAAATCTCTGAAATCCCGCTTTTAAAAGACCAGGATCCATCTAATTTATCGGAAAAAAATATATCCAATCCTAAAAGGTTCACTTCTCAGGGTATCAAAATGATGCAGGCGGATATGTGGACTTTCATGTGCCAGCATATGTTGAAACCGGAAGACCCTTCAAAAAACCAGTTTAAATCGGGCATGATTAGTTATTTTACCGCTATACCTGACTGCAATTATTATCTACTGGTAGATCCCGCTTCCAAAAGAAAGAAGAAAAACGATTTTACGGTTATGCTGATTGTGGGAATTGACAGCGAGAATAATAAGTATATTGTGGACGGGGTAAGGGATAAATTAGACCCGAAGCAAAGAATAGATACTGCTATCCAGCTCGCTTTAAAGTGGGCTATTAAGGGGTGCGGGTGGGAGGCGATAGCGTTCCAAGAGACTGATTGTTATTACTTTGAGGAAGAACGTAGGAAAAAAAGGATATTTTTCACTTTGGAAGAAATAAAGTCTAATAATATTTCAAAAGAAGATAGGATTAGAAGCTTAATCCCGGAATATTCCAATCATAAATGGCTGTGGCCGAATAAGGGCGCGCTTATTAAATACAGTTTTTACTCCGGAAGGAACTATGACCTGACCGAAGAAATGGAATTTGAGTTCAGGCAATTCCCTTTATGCGAACACGACGACTTGCTTGATACCATGACTTTTTTAAACAGGATTTCAATCATAAAGCCTGAGAAGGTTAAAGATATCGAAGATAAACCCATGACATTCGGGGAATATGCGAGGCTTACGGATGAAAATAGAGCCTTAAATAGAAATATATGGAGCAGATTATATGCGGCTAATTAGTCCTATAGTTTTAATTTTACTGATAACGGTAAACGCTTTCGCGGCTATACCAATATACTGTCCTAACTGCAGGGAACATATATACGATTACCAAAAGAATAAGATAGAACTTTATGATAAGTTATATGCTGAAGATTTTAAACCATCGAAGGACAGCATAAAGCAACCTGAAGAACCAGATGAAATGACCTGCCCTTTATGCGGAAAATATTTTGACGGGTGGAATTATTATTCTTATCATAATAAATGTATAATTAGGAATATAATAAACAGTATAGTGTTATTAACTAAGGATAGTAAAGGTTTTAAATGGATACCGTATGATATAGCGGATACTCCGTATTCAAGGGAATAAAAACTTAAAGGTCGCTCCTTTAAGACAACCATAATCTAAAAGACCAAGAGTGCGCGCATTCTCACTTTTGGTCTTTTTTTATGGAAAGGGCTTTATGACACAAAAAGAAATCAAGATGTGGCAGGCAAGAATACAATCGGCGGAGGATTTGCAAAGTAAAGTCGCTGAGGCGAGAAAACAGACTATAAAACTTTACACAGGGACTTTTTTCGGGAATCCATACAGGGAGAATGAGCTTACCGAAGTGAATTTTGTATATGAATTTATGGAAGTCCTTGTATCGAGTATTTATGCCAGAAACCCGTATATTTTTGTGAGGAGTTATTCTGGGAGATGGGCGGCATTCGCCGAGACAATGGAAACAGTCATAAACTATTACTGGAAAGAAAAGCTCGCCAAAAAGAAAATTATCCAATGTATCAAAGATTCAGCTTTACAACCGCCAGGCTTTGTGGAGATAGGTTATACGCTTCTTTCCGAGAAGAACAAAATTATAACGGAGATAGAGTCGGATTACCCTGAACTTAAAGAGGTCAGGAATAGAAAAGAAAAGGTAGAATCTGAACAAGGGGTTCTCGATGAGACCATAAAAGAGGATGATGTGTTCCTGAATTATGTTTCAAGCTGGGATATCCTCTGGCCTGATGGTTACCATGATATAAGGCTTGAATGCCCGTATATAATAAAAAGGCAGAAAATAAGTTATCTTGATTTAATCGCTAATCCTATCTATAAACCTTCAAAATATAAATTAAAAGGATTAAGACAAACGCAGATTGAGCGCAGGCCTACGGTATTCAACATGAAAGCATGGGTATCTACCAATGACGATTTTGACGCCGATTTGGAACAACTGAATATAATACTTTACCATGTATTCGATAAAAGAGGCCATAAAAGATTTATTTTAGCTAAAAATTTCCTTGAGGATACTCTCTTTGAAGGAGAGTGGAATTATTTTATAGACGGATTTACTTTCTATCCTTTGATATTTAACGAAGTTCCGAGAGTGGATGAAGAAGCTAACTCATATCCAATGTCGGATATTGCCCCCATGATACCGCAGCTTAAAGAACTTAGTTATATATCTTCAGCTATGAATAAGCACCGAAAAAGAGCGGGGACTCTTTTGGTGGGTAAGAAAGGCTCTATTACTGAAACTGACGCCACTAAAATTCAAAATGCTTCTGATGTGGATTTGATATTGTTGGAAAGTTTAAGCGAACAGGATTTAAGAGGATTTACTCCGCCAGCTTTACCTCAGGATTTTTACACTTTAAGAGAAGTATATTTGCAGGATTTAATGAGGATTTCAGGATATAACCAGCTTCTGGGAAATGCAAGGGGAATAGAAACAGCCACTGAAAGCGAGAATGTAAGGATAGGTTCGCAGATGAGGCAGTCTAAAAAAGTGGATACTATCGAAGATTTTACGGTAGAAGTTTCAAAAGGATTAGCTGGTTTAATATGGCAGTTCATACAGGATAAAAAACGGATAGAAGAAATCATAGGCGAGGAAGTGACAGAGGAGATGTGGCCAAGCCTTCCGAGAAATTCCGATGGAAGCGTGAACGAAGCTGAAGCGAGAAGGATGATACAAAGAGACTTGCATTTTAAGATAGACGCTGGCTCGACACAGCCTCCTAAAGATGTGGCGATAGAACGCAGGCAATGGGAAAATCTGGCTGGCGTTATAAGAGCAAATTTTCCGAATAGGATAAAAGAGGATGTATTTTTAAAACAACTTCTTAAAAAATATGACGCCCATGATATAGATAACATGGTGATAGGTTTTGACGATGAGGAGATAGTTACTGCTCAGGAAGAAAATAAGCTCCTTTTGAAAGGAATACCGCAGATAGTCGGGCCGAATGAAAACGACATGCTTCATTTGAAAGTCCATTCTCAGGCATATCAGGTGACAGGGCTTAATATCACAAGGGAAATGGACGAACATATTTTAAAACATAATGAAAATATGCTTAGGAAGAATCCAGCACTTGTTCCGCAAAAAGGAGACAGTAAGATTGCGCCTAAGACCACTACTCCGAATATTAACCGTCAGGGTGTTCCTGATTATGTAGATATAGCGTCAGGAGCTAAAGGCGTAAAAGACATGGGTCAAAACAAAGGGGGAGGGATTACGAAATGAAAAAAGAAAAAACGCGCAAAGAATACCTGAAAGATGAGTTATTAAAGCATTTAAAGACTATACCTACGGATAAAAATAGAAAAATATATATGAACGATGTTTTTAATCCGTCAATAATGAAAGGGAGTTTTAAGGATTATTTAAAAGGCGATCTGCATGAAAACGATAAAAAAGACTTAAGTATAATTTTATCAGAATTAAAAAAAGAGAAGGTTATATACCATATAGCAAAAGATATGTGGGTGTTGATATGATTTATAGTTTTAAATGCGTAATCTGCGGAGAGGAATTTGACGAGTTCCAGAAGATAAATGACGAACATATTGCGTTTCACTGCGGAATTAAAGCCGATAGGGTATATACAATCCCCTATACGAATAAGGATTTAATGTATCAATTTAAGACTAATATTTTCAATAACCGTATTACCGAGATTTACTCAAAAAGGCAATATAACCGTCTCTTGAAAGAAAATGGCCTGATGACTTTAACTACAGAGGAATTAAGGACAATGAAACCAAAAGATAAGGGAGAAAAGAAGCGCAAAGAAACAGCTAAAAGGATATGCAATCGGCTTAGGGAAGGAAATGCTTTAAAAGCGTTTCCGAGTTTCGCCAAGAAGTATTATACAAGAGGAGTAAAAAAATAACACAGGCCATTGCAATAACTATGAGTAAAGCTGGCCTAAACAAAAAAGGAGGTAGGCATGGCAAAGGATAAAGTATTACATCCTACGAATGTCCAGAGGCCAGGCGGAGTGAAACAGACAAAATCCGCAAAGATAGAAGGCCCGACAGCATCTTCGGAAAATATGTCAGCGTATAACAGGAAGAAATAGGCCAATCTCAAAAGGAAGCCTATTAAGACCAAGCCGAAAGGCAGTCTAACAAAGGAGTAAAAAATGGATCCAATCACACTAACCCCAGACCAATCTGTAAAATTCAAGATTAAGGTTCAAGGAGTGGAGAAAGAAGTGATTTTAAAAGAAAGTGAAGTGATAGAACACCTGCAAAAGTCGGAAGATTACACTCTAAAGACTCAAGCCCTTAGTGAGAAAGAAAAGGCTCTCAAAGCGCAGGAAGAATCTACGAAAGCTCTTAAAGCTGTCATAGATGAAATGGAAGCGAATCCACAGCTTAAAGAGACCTTGAACAAGGTTTATTCTGATTTCAAGTCAGGGAAATTGTCCAAGTCAGAAGATAAAAAGACAGACAATTTAAGAAAGCTTGACAGGTTGATAGAGGAAACGACTGACGCAGGGGAAAGAGAACGGCTCAGGGATATTCGGGACATAATTAAAGAAGAAGGCGGGGTAGAGGAAATAAACCTTTTAAAGACTGAAATTAAGACTTTAAAAGACGAACTTTCTATCATTAAGGGTGCTGCGATTACAGGTGTATCCGAAAGGATAGAAAGGGATATATCTATCTTAGAGGAAAAATTTGGAAAGGATTTAGTGGCTAAATATGCTGATGATATACGCAAAACAGCCATTAAATATCCTCAAAATTCAATTCCTAAAATCTTTAAGTATTTATGTCCAGATGACGAATACGAAAGAGCTGTCCTTGATGTCGCAAAAAAGAAAGAACAAATGGAACTTGAACGAAAGAAAAAAGGAAGCTTGCCTAATGAAACTACTTTTACTCCTAAAACCGAACTTAAAAAAGACCAGTTTGGAAGGGTGAGTGTTGCAACTATAGCCCAAAGGGTGAGGGAGAGATTAGGCAAATAGAATGCGAGAAAGGTAAAAAATGGCAGGAGAACTCTCATTAACGAGACAATATAATTATATTTACAGCATAATGAGAGATGAAGTAGAGCCGATTTTGTGGGATAACGTATCTACGAGGACTTCGCTTCTTTATAGGATGAAGGAACTCGGAGCTATAATAAAAACAGGCGGGAAACCTCATTTAAGATTTACTATTCTTAAAGAACTTCCCACTGCTGTAGCTTATACAGATTTAGATACTATTACCCCTGTGAGAGGCTCTCCATTTACCTCTGCTGTATATAACTGGAAACAGATAGAAGTCCCTGTTCAGGTCTCTGGCCTTGATATGATTAAGACTGGGGATGATGGCATTGAGGATTTGCTTGGCGATTTAATAGAAACAGCCGAAATCGCAATGAGGGACGGTATTGGTGGTTCAACGATAGGTATATACTCAGATGGCGATGAAGATACTCTTACAAAGTTATCGGGATTGGCGAATCATTTTACTTCATCTACTACAACTGGGACAGTAGGAGGATTAAGCAGGGCGACATTGGCAAAATGGAGGCATCAGTCTCAAAATGTATCGTCAGCGTTTGATACCAACGGGTTAAATAGAATGACGACACTTTTTAGGGAATGTTCCAGATATGATGAAACCCCTGATACGATAGTTTTAACAGGCGCGGCCTGGGATAACTATCTAAAGGAGACAACGAGGACATTCCAGACAAATCAACCGCATGCCGCAGATAGCGGAATGGTTGTGGACGCATTGTATCCGAATATCAGATTTGGAAATGCGTTAATAATCTATGATGATGGTTGTCCGGCTAACTACGGCTATTTCCTTAATTTGAGGAAATTTATCAGGTTATTCGTCAGAGAAGGAAGAGACGCAGAACTTGGCGATTTCATTAAATCAAAGGATAAGGATGATCTTGTCAGTTTCATTCTTTGGGCTGGAAACCTTATAAACACTAATCTTGCAAGAGGCGGAGTATTGCTTAATGCGGATACTTACTAAGGAGAGGAAATATGAAAAAACTATTTTTATTTTCTACTCTATTATTCGTAAGTATTTTAACGATTAGTGGAGTAGCTTTCGGATGGGGTTCAGGTGGAGGAGATGGTTCATATTATGGGCAACTTCAGGAATTAGCAGTATTTTACAATAATTCTGGAGTAAGGCTTGTTCATGGTATGGCTGTTATTCTTGATACATCTGGAACTGCTGGTTCAACTCTTGGAGCGTATGTTACAGGAGCGACAGCAAGTGCTGACAGCGATTATTGCGTGGGAGTTGTTAAGACAGCGGCAGACGCAAGTATGCCAGTAACGGTAGTTACAAGAGGGGCTATTGATACATTGGTTCAAGACTCCTCTGAAGCTATCAGTGCTGGCTCTGAAGTCGGGACAGCTGGAACGGGGACGATAGGCTGTGTCGGGGCAGGAAGCAATCTCGGCGTGGCTTTGGAAAATGGAGATGGCACAGATGGAAGTTATTTATATATCTGGGTCAATCCTTCTTCTACCGATTAGTTTAATAATACGGGGGCTTAAAAGCCCCCGTATTCTTTTATGTGGATATTGACTAATATCTTAATATTTTTGTCTGCCATATTTTTTATTCCGTTTATACATGGGGATAATTTCTGCTTTCCTAAAAATGTGATTTTTATATTATTGGGATTTTGTATACTATCAACCTCTTTTATGAAAGAAAAAATCCAGTCATTTACTAATAAATGGCTTGGTTTTATTTTAATATATACGATACTTCAATTTATATGGTTTTTTTTCAAACCATTGATATTTATTATCAATGGAAAAGTAGCATGGAATTTATGGAATTACATACCGACTATAAATGTAATACTTTCTATTTTTCTAATAAAGACTCTGGTTGAATATACGGATACTTTACATAGATGGATAACTGTATCGAAGATTTTAATATGGGTTTCTTTCGGATTGGCTATATACGGAATTTTACAATATATAGGTTTAGATCAGATATTCAGCAGGTTTCAATGGATACTATTTACTAAATCAGGCAGAATGGTCACTTTTTTTGGGAATAGTATGCAGACAGGAAACTATTTAGCTGTATGTTCTCCTTTATGTTTAATGTTCAAGTCTTTAAAATACAAGATTATTTATGGGGTTATCCTTATAGCTATACTATTTACTCAAAGTGCTATTTCGATAGCAAGTTTTTTGATAGGTCTTTTAATTTATTTGCTTCTTACAAGGAAATTTAAATGGTGTATTGTGGTAATTTTATTTTCTATTGCAGGGGCATTGGTATTAAATTCATTTAATCCAGATGTATGGAGTTTTGGTTCAAGATTAAGTTTATGGGAAAAAATATTTGTTAGTTCAACTGATTATTGTTTTACAGGCAGAGGATTAGGCAGTTTTGCAAATATGGTTTATTCAGATACAAAAACTTCTGCTATAGTAGGCGCGGCGCAATTTGAATTATTGCAGATATTCCATGATGGCGGGATTGTCATGTTAGGATTATCTTTATGTTATTTATTCGGATTATTTATAAGATATTTATTTGCAGAAAACACCATGCTTTTAATTGGTTTTATATCGGCATTTATTTCCTATTTAGTTATGTGTTTCGGGAGTTCTCCTTTAAGAATAGCTCCATTAGCTTTAATAGGAATTTTATATATTTCAGGCATAGAAGTTCAACTTAAAAAATAGGGGGAAATATGGAAGAAAAGAGACCTGTAGGAAGACCGAGAGAAGATATAACTGAAACAGTTAATAATAAAATTCTCATTGATTTATCAACTTTAAAATTGGCTTCAGATACTCTTAAAAAAGAGGTAGAGAGATTGAATAATCTGAAAGTCAATATGGAAGCTGAAATACACGCTCTGGAGTTTAAAAAAGAAAATGTAGCAAAATTGGATAAGGTAGATATCCAGAAACAAGTATATGACGAGGAAGTTCGCCTTAATAAAAAAGCGTCTGAACTTGACTCAAGGGAACAGGCATTGACTAATAGAGAAACTTCCTTTAAAGACAGACTTAAAATGCTTGAGGAAAGAGAGCAGTCTTTACTCAATTTAGAAGAAAAAAAGAAGGAGTTAGCAGAGGAACGAAGCAGGTTTTTTAAATACAAATTTGACTTGGAAAGAGAACTTGAAACAGCGAAAATCACGATAGAAGAAGCAAAGGCTATAGAGAATGATTACACCATTAAAGAAAATGCCCTTAAAGCAAGGGAAATAAAAATACAAAAGCAGGAGAAATACTGGAATGACGAAATAGGCAAGCTGGAACATGATAAAAAAGAATTTCAGATGGAAAAAGAAAACATACTGGCTTTAAAACAGATGGAGGTAAAAAATGGCTAAGGTAGAAGTAGATTTGCAAAAATTGTCAACGCTGGATAAGGAAATAGAAATACTTACAAGAAAAAGAAATGTATTAGAAAATGATATTGAATTAAGGGAAAAGGAGATTTTAAAAAAAGAAGATAGAAGCGAAAAGTCAATCAGACAAAAAGAAGAAGATTTAAAGATTAAGATTTCTGAATCGGAATTAATGATAAAAGAAAAAGAAAAATCTCTTAATATCAGAGAAAAGCAGATTAAAAAGAGAGAAGATGAATTGGAAATTATACACGAAGAAGCTAAGAAACTTAATAAAGCCCGTTCTGAACTATCTAACGTTCAAAAGGAAACAGAAGAAGCAAGTGCGAGGGTATTAGAGAAAGAGAATCTGTTAAAACTTAAAATATCGCAATATGAGGACAAGTTAAAGGAACTTGAAACCATAACGAGGTAACTATGGATTTTGGCACAATTTTATCGAGGGTAGAATCCCTAACGCTTGTTACTACGCAGGATGATTTGATTAAAGATAGTATTCGCATGGGGCTTGATAGAGCCACTTCAGCGGATCTGCCTTACCTGATGACAGATGGGTTTTTCACGACAGTCGCTCCTTATGAAACAGGCACAGTGGCAATGACTAACAACTCGAAAACAGTCACAGGAACTGGAACTGTCTGGACTTCCGCTATGGTTGGAAGGAAAATCCGTTTTAATGGAGAGAATGCTTATTACAGGATTGCTTCTGTAGCAAGCAATACAAGTTTGACTCTTGAAGTGGTATATCAGGGGACAACGGATACTGATGCAACATATTCTATTTATAAGGATGAATATAAGCTCCCAGCTGATTGCGATGTATATAAAATCCTGCGTCAGATAGAGAACTCCCAAGCTCTTACAAGTGTAGAAGCGACTGCATTTGATATTTACGAGTCGACTCCCCAATCCAAAGGCCATCCTGATTATGAAATTCTTGTAGGCACTAAACTTGATACCTATTCAACTGGAACTGTATCTGGCACAATAAATACATCAGTAATAACTGGAGCTTCAACCGAATGGACTTCAGTAGAAGGACTGTCAAAAGGCAGTAAAATCACCATTGGCAGTTATATCTATACTGTAAAATCCGTAGATAGCGATACTCAGATTACTATCTATGAGAAACTTGCAGTAGCAGTAGCTATTTTAACAACTTATTCGATATCGTTAGATAACTATATAATCCAGTTATTCAATATACCTGATAGCGTGGAAAATATCTATTTCAGGTATCAAAGGATGCCTTTTTATCTTTATAACACTACCGATATTCCTGATTTGCCAGAAAAATATCACTGGATACTTATCCATGCTGGTTCTATATGGGCGTGGCTTACAAAAGATAAGGCAAGAAGCGACACTGAGCAACTTATTTTTGAACAGGCAATAAAACAAATGTGGCAGAGAATTGGTTATCCTTCTTTATCAAGGGTATATTCGAGAATATCTCAGGATGAAATAATGAAAAGAAACTCTTACACAAAAGCTAACTTACCAAACGGATATGGTTATCCTCAAAAGGTATAAAAAACTTCTAACAATATTAGCGGTTCTATCTATACCAGTTATAGCATATTCTTCCTTAAACTGGGTTCAATATTCCTATTTTAAAAATGTAAAAGGTCTTAATAACGCTTTCAGCCCGATAGCTATTGAAGATAATGAAGCGAGTGATTTACAAAATATAATATTTTCTACATCTGGGTCATTTAAGAAAAGAAGCGGTTTTACGGATATAAATGATGACAGATATGGCGCAACAACAGGAATTAAATATGTAAAGTTTTCTGATGGCAAGGAACAAATATTCATAATATCATCTGACGATAAAGTTTATAAAATGGATTATGGCTCATCTGGGCCTGATGGAATATTAGATGATATTACTGGAGGTTTAAGTTTTTCAATAGGTCAGAATAACCTTGCCAGTTTTGCGGTAGGAGAAAATACTGTAGTTATAGAAGATGGGCTTAATACTACGCCTCCTATGGCATATCACGACGAAGCTGTATCTTGCGTAACGTTAGCAGGAAGCCCTCCAAATGCTACAGTAGTGGCTTATCATAAAAATCAGGGATTTTGCGCTGGAAACTCAGCATATCCTTCAACTCTTTATTTTACCGATGTAGGAAATTTATTAAATTGGACTACTGGATTAAGCGGGAATATAGATGTAGAGAATAACGATGGTTCTATTATCAGGGCATTGGTGCCTGGTTTTGACGCTTTATATATATTCAAAGATAATTCTATATTCAGATTAACTGGGGACGATAAGGATAATTTTCAACTTCAAAGGATGGTGCAGGGAATAGGCGTAATGTCTTCGCAGGCAGTATCTTTGATAGGAAATCAGTTTTTTCTTACGACAGGGCAAGGTGAAGTATATATCTATGATGGAGCGGTAGGCGTAACTAAAATCTCAAATAAGATAGAGGGGTCTTTAAAGATAAATACTGCATATTCAAGATATCCTTATCTTTCAACATTAGAATATCTTGATGATTATTATTTATCCGTTTCTTCAAGCAGTTCTGGCACGAATGATACGGTATTTATGTTTGATACCTTCAATATGGCATGGACAAAGTTTAGCGGTATAAATTCAAACGCTTGGACAGTATTTGATGATGGGACAGGG